CTTCGTTGGCACCCCGTGGGCTCAGCACGCGATGCCGGTCCGCCCAGGCCGAGACGGTGAGCGAAGGATCGGGGCGCAGTCCATCGGCCCAGGCCGCCGCGATCGCCGCCGCACCGTCGTAGTCGTCGAGGCGCATGGGCTTCGGTCAACCGATCAGGCCGGAGAGGGATTGCAGGAGCACGAACAGCAGCAGGCCGCCGACCAGGGCGTCGCGCAGCGTGCCGATCAGCGCCGTGGCGAGCCAGCGTCTCATTCCCCGTCCTTCCATCGCTGTTGGTGATCAGTCGAGCCGCGGCTTGAGCTCGGCGAGGTCAGCCAGATGCGCCTTGACGGCCGCCTCCAGCTCGACCTGCACGGTGTGGGTCTCCAGCCCGAGCGATGCCGCAAGATCGGCTGCGACCCGCGCCGGCCATTGCACCCAGGCATCGCGCTCCTGCCGCGCCAGCGTGAACACCTGGGCCGTGGCCCGCGCCCGGTCGATCAGCTCGCCCTTGAGCCGCTGCAGGCGAAGCTTGCGCTCCTGGGCCTTCAGGACCTCGTTGGCGGTCCGCGCCTGGAGGAAGCTCGGCCCGCCGGATGCGGGCTCCTCGCCCTGATCGCGCAGCGTCTCGCGCACACTCTCCAGCGCCGCCGCCGGCACCGGTCGCAGGGTCGGGCCCGCCTGCCGCGCCGGTCTCTGCTGCGCCGCGTCGGTGTTGCCGGCCCACTGCCGCTTCGCCTTGCCGATGTCGAAGCCGCCGTCAGCGTCACGGCTGATGCGGCCTGCCGCCAGCGCCTTGCGGACAGCCGTCTCGCTCACCCCGAGCGCCTCGGCCAGCTTGCGATTACTCGTGGCCCGCATGGCGATCAGCGTTCCAAGTCAACGACTTAATCTCGACCGGTAGAGCGATATTCCACTGGATAAGCGTGCCGGTTGAAGCGATTCATGCGCCCACGCCAACGAGCTGACGGAGACCGACGATGACCAGCCCGACCCCGAGGACCAGCAACCAGGAGAAGGCCCTGGCCGCCTTCGTCGCGAAGAAGGCCGAGATCGACAGGATGCTCGCCCGCCTGCAGAGCCTGAGCGACAACCACTTCGGCGCCGATCCCGAGACGGTCGGCTGGGGCGAGGTCGCGACCCTCGGCCACCACGCCGACCTCCTGAAGCGGATCACCGACATGGCCTTCAACGAAGGCGAGCACGCCGGCTGAGCCGGCCGAGCCCAAGCGAACAAGGATGGTCCCCATGCCGAGCAACCCGATGCCCCTGGTCCACGACGCCCGCCGCCTCCGCCGCAACCGGGACGAAGGCAACCCTTTCGCGACCGACCGGGTGATCGCCGGGCAGATCGACGCCCTGACCGAGGCCTACCTGCGCTGCCGCGACGCGCGGAAGAGCGAGCTGCTCAAGGTCGAGATCGACCTGCTCGAGACGCTGATCTGACGAAGGCCCTCTCCCGGCCACCGCCCCGCGCTGCGCCGCAGCCGGGGCTCGGGCTCGTAGGAGCCGCAAGGTGCGGCCCGATGATCCGGAGACCTCGACAATGCCGACCAACCTCTCCAAGACCGAGCTCGCCACCATCCTCTCGGCCCTCGACGGCCAGACCCGCAACCCCGCCAACCGCGACAAGGCGCTGGCCTCGCTCGAGCGGAAGGCTGCGGCCCTGGGGCTCACCACCGACGAGATCCTCGAAGCTGCCCCGGGCCTGCTCGACGGCAGGCTCAGCCCCGCCGACTGGCTGGCCGAGATCACCGACGCCGGCCGCTCAAAGGTCGAGACCATCACCGCCGAGGTGGTGGCCGAGGTCAAGGCCGGCGCTGCCGAACGGGCAGCCGAGCAGGAGACGCGGCCGCTGCCGAAGCTCACCCCGGGCGAGCGCAAGCTGCTGGTCAACATCGCCAGAAACCTGATGACCCCGGTCAACGGGGCGGAGCCCAGGACCCTCGACGATGCCGGCAGCGTCTGGCGCGACTGCCTGGATCAGGGGCCGGAGACCATCAAGCCCACGAGCCTGCCGGGGCTAGTCGCCAGCCTGACCAAGAAGGGCCTCGCCACCGCCAACGGCGAGAGCGTCGGCCTGACGGCCCTGGGGTTCGCCGCCTACCGCAGCCTCGCCGCCGAGGCGCCTGCTGCCGAGAACGCGGCCGCCGAGGCGAAGCCGCAGATCCGCGAAGGCACCAAGCAGGCGCAGCTGATCGCCATGCTCCGCCGCCCCGACGGCGCCGACCTCGACGAGATCGCCGAGGCCACCGGCTGGCAGAAGCACACCATCCGCGGCGCCATCTCCGGGGCGCTGAAGAAGAAGCTCGGCCTCGAGGTCACCTCGACCAAGGACGGTCAGGGACGGCGGACCTACCACATCACCGGGGAGTGACCGACATGGCCGTCCACCGGATCAGCGACCGAGCGGAACTGCTGCTGCAGCAATTGGCGGCGGCGGAACGCAAGAAGCCGGCGCAGCTCCTCAGCGATCTGATCATCGACTACGCAGCGGGGCTCACCTTCAAGGACGATCCCGAACTCGAGAATCTCCAGGCCCCCGACCCGGACGGGACCATGACGACGCCCACCAACCCAAAGTCGACTGAGGAGAACTAGCCGGCGGCCGCCGGTCCGCATCTCGCCACGGCCGCCCCGCCGGGTTCGCCCGGTGGGGCTCAGGCCGGTAGCAGGCCCCGGTGGTCGGGGCCGCGATGTGGAGATGCCACCATGAACACCGACGAACTGGAGCGCCGCCTGCTCGACAACTGCCACCGCTGGATGCATGGCAAGCAAACCGAGCTCGGCGTGTTCGGCCCGGTGCAGGCGACCGCGCGGGTCTTTCTGGTCCAGGCGCTCACCGCCTGGCGCGGGCTGGACTCCGCCGGTGCAGCCCAGCAGCTGGCACCGGACGTCGAAACTTGGCTGCGGAAGATCATCGCCGACGAATTGCCCGACGTCCGCGCCAAACTCGAGGTGAAGGTTTCCATCCCCAAGCACTGATCGATGGCGGCCCCGCCGGCGCCGACCGGCGGGGGTGCCTCACTCCGGAGACCCCGATGCCGCTCTTCCGTGTCCACGCCTACGACGACGAGCACTACGCCACCCTGGTCATCCGCGCCGAGGCACCGGAGCAAGCCGGGGCGATCGCCATACAGTTCGTCGCCATGATGCATCTCGGCTACTATCCGGCCAACCACGAGCGGGAGTTCCCCGAGGTCGTCCGGGTCGAGCAGGCCGCGTCGTACTTCGATGCGGCCGAACCTTTCCTGCCCGTGGTCGAGAGCGTGGACGAGGTCGACGACGCGACGCTCGACGAGGCGTGAACCATCAGTCGCCGGCCGGCACCATTGCGCGGCGGATTCTCATGGCGTCCAATGCTGCCGCCTCGGCAAAAAGACACTTGTCGTAATCTTGTACTTGCCGCATGCCGTGGCAGTAATGGAGGCGATTTCTGGGACCATGAGCATGCGCACCGACGACGATGCAGCGACAATACCCAGCCTGACGACCGATATCGTCGTCGCCTATCTCGGGCACCACACGATCGCAACCGCTGACGTCGGACGGCTCATCACCACGGTCGCCCAGGAACTGAATGGTCTCGGCCATGTGCCCGACCCGCCGGCCAAGCCCGAGCCTGCCGTGCCGGTGCGGCAGTCGGTAAAGCGCGACCACCTCGTCTGCCTGGTCTGCGGCAAACCTTTCAAGTCGCTGCGCCGCCACCTGCAGAGCGCCCACAGCCTGACACCCGTGGCTTATCGCCAGATGTTCGAACTCGCCCGCGACTATCCGATCGTCGCCGCCGCCTCTACCGAGCAACGAACCGCGATCGCCCGGCGCAGCGGCCTCGGCCAACGCCGACCGGTAGAGCCGGAGACTGCGGCCGAGCCCGAGGTTCCGGTCAAGCCCGAGACCGTTGTGGCCGCCGCAGCGGTGCCACGGCCCGCGCTGAGGCCCGTCCGCGGCCGGCGGGCGGGCAAGAAGGCCGCGACGACGCCTTCCACCGACCCCGCGCTCCAGCCGCAGCCGGAAGCCGAACCCGAGCCGAAGCCGAGACGCCGAGCGCGAACAAAGGCCGAGCCTACCGAGTCCTGACCTGGCAATCAGCCACCAGCTCCTCGAACGTCCGCCCGTCACCCTCCAGCGTAGCGGCGCCACCGGTCCAGTCCTGCCAGCGCTTGACGATCACATCGACATACCGAGGATCGAGCTCGATCAGCCGCGCCTGTCGCCCGGTCTTCTCGGCGGCAATCAGGGTCGACCCAGATCCCCCGAACGGATCCAGCACGATGTCGCGCCGCTTGCTCGAGTTGCGGATCGCCCGCTCGATCAGCGCCACGGGCTTCATCGTCGGATGCAGGTCGTTCTTGGTCGGCTTGTCGAAGTGCCAGACATCGCCCTGATCGCGGGCCCCGCACCAGTAGTGCTCGGTGCCCGAGGGCCAGCCGTAGAGGATGGGCTCGTATTGCCGCTGGTAGTCGGCCCGGCCCAGGGTGAAGGTATTCTTGGCCCAGATGATGAAGGTCGACCACTTGCCGCCGGCTGCCGTGAACGCCGCCTGCAGGGTGTGCAGCTCGGAGCTGCTCATGGCGATGTAGACGGCACCCTTGGTCACCGTGACGAGGTTGGTGCAGGCGTCCTGCAGGAACGCCCCGAAGCCATCGCCGAGCGCGTCGTTGAGGATGCGCCGGTCCTTGCCGCGGAGCTTGTCCTTGACCGAATTGCCGTAGTCGACGTTGTAGGGCGGATCGGTCCAGGCCATGTCGGCGAGGCTACCACCGAGCACCCGCTCGACATCCGAGAGCACCGTGGCGTCGCCGCATAGCACACGGTGGTCGCCGAGCAGCCAGAGGTCGCCGGGCTTGGAGATCGGCTCCACCGGCGGCTCCGGCGCCTCGTCCTCGGCGGCGTCGCTCTCGCCATCGGTCGGCGACAGCAGCGCCTCCAGCTCTCCGGCATCGAAGCCCAGGAGATCGAGGTCGAAGGTCTCGTCCCGCAGCCAGGCCAGCTCCTCGGCGAGGAGCGCCTCGTTCCACCCCGCACGCAGAGCCAGCTGGTTGTCCGCGATCACATAGGCGCGCTTCTGCGCCGGCGTCAGATGCCCGAGCCGCACCACCGGCACCTCTGCGAGGCCCAGCTCCCGTGCCGCCATCAGCCGCCCATGCCCGGCGAGGATGCCGTCGGTCTCGTCGACGAGGATCGGGTTGGTGAAGCCGAACTCGACCATGGACGCTGCGATCTGCGCCACCTGGTCGGCGCTGTGCGTCCGCGGATTGCGCTCGTAGGGCCGGAGCCGATCGATCGGCCAGAGCTCCAGCCGCTCGGCCAGGGCTGTCAACGTGGACGGCGTGGCGTTCATCGGCGACCTCGACTGCAAACTGCGCACCTGGGTGCGAACCTGGGCCGAGGTGCGCACCCATGGTGCGCAGGGCTGGGAAGCGCGAAAGCCGCCAATCTGGCGGCTCTCGGGCGGCCGGCACGAGCCGGCACCACAGTCCGCGAACCCGGATTCCACGGCTGTCTGTAGCGGACTATCGGGCCATTGCCCCCGGCATAGTATTCACCAAGGAAGGACCCGTAAGTTTTATGTATTCATCACTCTATTCGACAGTATTGACCTCGGATTAGACTTAGCGTTGGCTGCGAACCAGAGCCTCTCTAGTGAGCATTATTAACCCTGTTCTGCACCTCTAGTAAGCCTAGATTGGCCAAGATTCCGATCCGGATGGCTTCGCAAAGCATACATCGAAAAGAACGACTTGCGCCTCGTTGCCGGCCGCCGGCGAGCATCTTAGGCAGCGTTGGTGCCTGGGCCTCTCGCAGCTCTCGCGATCATAATCAATTCCATATCTTGTGATGGACATTGCCGTCAACCACAAAATGCGGATCAAGCCGCCGGGACCTCGCGCCAACGACAGGTCAGCCTTTCGCAACGAGGGCGGCCAAGGCAGTGGGCAGGGCACCGGTCTCCTCCCGCAGAAAGACGAGGAGGCGGTGCTCTGCCTCGCTCACGCGGCCGTTGCGGCCGATCCGCTCCGCGAGCCATTGCGCTTCCGTCCCGTCGATGCGCTCGGGGCTCAGCGAGCCCGTCACGAGCGCTGCCACGGCAGGTTCCGGGGAAGCCTCGCGCCCCACGAGGGACGCCACGGCACTGCGGAAGAAGGAGCCCACACCGACGTGCAGCGGGCGGGTCTCGTCCAGCCACGTCTCGCGGCGTAGCGCCGCTGCGGCCGAGGGCGGCAGCAGCCCACCGGGCGACAGGATGTGGTTGGCCACGGCTGGCGCGAAAAGGTCGGCGAACGAGGGGTCGTTGGGGGCGTCGATCGTCGCCTCGGCGATGCCGAAGAGGACTTCCGCCTCGGCGCGCGTGATCTGGCCGAAGCCTTCGCTGGAGGCGACATGGAGCACATGGCGCAGCGCCTCCACATCGGCCTTTGTGACCCGGCCCAATGCGTGACATTCGCCGGTGACGTTGCCGCCTTGTCCGGTGAGCACAACCTTCTCGACGACGCGCAGGCCGAAGGCGGCGAGTGGGTCCGGAACGGAACGGGCGCGCTCCATCACCGTGAGCAGCATGGCGAACGCGTTGGGCCCGGGAGCGAGGCCATCGTCGAGGCGCTCGATCAGCCACGCCGCATCCGGCTCAGTGATATAGCCGGCAGGGCGCACCTGATTGACGAGATGATCAGTCAGCGCCTCGGTAAGGAACTGCCGCCACTCCCTCGGGGAGCCGGGTCCCAGCGAGGCCTCGATGTCGAGGAGGATAGCCGCCTCCTCGCGCGAGATGACGTCATTGGCGTAGACGAGCCGGCGCAATGCTCGAACGTCCTCCGGGCCGAGGCTGTCGGCATCCTTCAGGCGGCCTGCCAGGGAAGCGAGCGAATCGACAGGAGCGAAGGCAGCAGGTCGAGCGCTCATCGGCTGCGTCAGGGACATCGCAGGTCTCCGGCCAGAACTGATCGAAGCTCAGCCTAGCAGCGTGTCGTTAAGATCCAGCTAATGCGGCGGCACCGCGCTGGCGTGGCGACGTCACCGGTGTCACGCCGCGCGCCTTCATGCCGTAATGCCCAGCCAACAGATCCAACGCCGCGATCAGCACCCCCGTCGCCTGCTCCGGGCGCAGCTGCCGGCCGTTCCAGCCCTGCCGTAGCGTCCACTCCCGGAGCGAGCAGCCGGCCCCGAGGACATGCCAGACCACGGAGCCCATGGCCCCATCGTGGCCACCCAGCGCACGCAGCGCGCGATGCACCTGCTCGCGGGCGGCGACGCCGATGTCGCCGGGATCTGGCTCGCTCCCGTTGCCCGGGATCCTGGCCATGTCAGGTGCCCGAAGCGGATCGAGCTGGGACAGGGTGAAGTGCCGCTCGAACTTGCGGCCGGCCTCGGCCATGGGCTCGGTGATCGTCCCGCTCTTCAGCATTCGGCCGAGCGTGTCGACGACACGATGATGCACGACGATCCGCCCGTCGGGGTCGGTCTCGCGCACCTCCTCCAGCAACAACGGGCTCTGCCAAAGCGCGGGCTTGGCCCTGGCCTTGGCGCGCCGGGTTTTGCGGCTCATCGTCTGCTCTCCCGCCGCGGCCCGTAGCGGCGCTCCGCCTCGTTGACGAGCGCCTGCCGCAACCATGGATCGACAACCTCCTCCGGCTGCAGCACGACCACACCCTGCTGCTGCCAGGCGCGCTTGCGCATGTCCTCCAACTGGAGTGGGCTGGGTTCGCTGCGCACGTGCCGGCCGAGCGGGCTGCGCGGTCCTGCCGGGCTCATCGCTGCACCTCCCGGACGACAGCCGCGTAGCCGGCGACGTCGACAAGGCTGTCGAGATGGGCGGGATCGATGGTCAGCCGGGCGAGCTTGAGATCGCAGAGGCAGAGCACGACCTGGGCGGCAGTGACCTTGGTGCCCAGGTGCTGCGACCAGCGCAGGGCGACGCGCTCGAACAAGTCCAGGGGCTCGCCATAGGTCCGGCGCCGGTCACGCACCACGGCGACGGCGTGCTGCAACAGCTCCTCGCCGGTCATCGCGCGTGGCCTCGGATGTCGCCCGCCTTTGCATCGGTGGCAATGGGGATCAAAATCATCTCAGCCATGATGGCGTCCTTGATCGGGGTCGTCGTGGTCAGGGCGACGGCGGCTGTGTTCTTGGCGGAGCTGGCCGTCGTCGTCCGCTCGGGCGGTGGGATGTCCGTGAGGGCGGGCCGGTCGGTGGCGGCAGCGCGCTCATGGCTCGAGGTCCGCGATCGGGACGCCGGCGAGCCAGCTGTCGTGCTCGGCCTCGGGGTTCGGCTTGCCGCCGGGGATGATGCGCCAGCCGCGGGCCTCAACCTCGCGCAGGAGGTCGGCGGGGATGCCGGCGGGGGCTCGCCCCGCCCCGCCCTTGGCCGTGTTGATGGTGGCACCGACTGCCACGAGCCGCGCCGGTAGAGAGCCCACAGGCAATTGCTTGGGATGCCACCACGATGGCTTGTCGGATGCGGGGGGAGCAGCCAATTCGACCTCGCCCAGCCAGCCGGCAGGGTCGGGCTCGGGGTCGCCTTGATGTACAAGGCGTTCAGCCCCCGTTTCCAAGCCCTGTGCATTCTGACCCGCGGATTTGCTGGGTCGTACAAGGCGTTCAAGGCGTTCAAGGCTATTATGATCATCCATGTCTGTAAGAGGCACACACACACCATGCTTACCTGTCTCTGTGTGTGTGTCCTGTGTGGGCGAGTGACTTTCATCAGAAGCCCTGTTCGCATTGAACGTTTTGTTCCAATTGGCTTTTTCGGCCTCCGAGCCCTGTACATCGGCCTGTTCGCCTTGTACGTCGGCGGCAAGCCCCGCGCGGCCATCCACGAGAACGGGGTTTTTGAAGCCCGGCAGCTTGCGGAGCGTGCCCATGCTCATTTCCCCCGCCTGAAGTTGTGGACATTCTCGGCAAATTGCTTTTCTTCGGCCTCGTCGATCTCCGGCCATTTCCATCGGTCGATCTTCATGGCCTTCAGGAACTCGGCCCGATGGTCGCGGAGAGATTGCAGTTCCCAATGAGGCGACATTCCGCGTTTCCTGCCAGATTCGATCGAAGGCGCGATTTTTTTCCACGCGTGAGGGAAGACGTGTTCTGCCTTCGGGTGCCGCTCGCCGTGGTTATTGCTGTGTTCCAAGTAAGCCGCGTGCAACTTGGCCTTGACGACTTCCATCGGCCACATTTTTGCTTCGAGAACCTCGCTGAAATGCCCAAAGCCCACGATGCGACCTTCCTCAAGACAGCTCATCCACCATTTGCCCACGCTATCGAGCCCCTCGATCTTCTGACGGTTCAGCCCATCGGTGTGCGGAACGTCCCGGTGCGAGAAGTCGCTCAGATCCATTTCGAGAAGGTCGTGCAACATGGCCTCAGCCTCGCCGCCCTGGATCGCCGCGTGCAGCGCATTGAAGTACGGGCGGTTTCCAATCTTGCTTTCATTGACATCGTGCACGAGGTAGCGGCGTTCGTCGCCCGTTACCGGAACGCACCATTCCGCGTTACTGGCCTGAACGATCTTGAGCCGGTTCGGCATCGAGAACGAGTTGATGCCTTTTGGTTCAATCTGGACAACCCGCTCTGTGACCAGCGCCTTTAGAGTGCCCTCGGCTTGCTTGTCGCCGCCCCAGACCACTTCGTCGGCATAGAGCAAGAGGCAGTCGGCCAGATGCGCGTTGAAGTTGCCGGTGAGGTGCTTCGCCTGCGAAATGTGGACGAAGTGATGCAGGAACCAGCGTTTCAGAATGTCGACCAGTGTCCCTTTACCGGTGCCCTTCAAGCCCCGCATGACCAGCGAGACCTCGCCCAGCTTTTCCGGGTGCTGCGCCCAATAGGCCAAGAGCTTGACCGTATATTCGTAGGTGTCGGGGTCGCCATCGCAGATGACGTGTAGCAGATGGCTCGCGAGCGTTTCCCAATCGCCCCGTGTCGGCGGGTGTCCCCAGCCACGCCACAAGTTGAGCATCCCGGCCGGTGCTTCGCCTTTGGTATAGAAGCCCGCGCCCTTGTATTCCCGCCGCAGCGTCGACGTTAGCCACGCGTCGCCAAGCGGGGTGTATATCGGCTTTCCTTCTAGTGTGTGGCCAGTCCGATGCTTTTTTTTTTTGTACAGCAGCCGGAAGTCTTGCGGCT